AAACCACCGAATGTAGGATTTTTAAATTGATTATTCATTGTTTATGCCTTACTTACCAAATGTCATCCAAACAGCACCTGCTATGAATGTTAGTGTTCCAACTGTAGCTAACTTTACTACAGTGCTCCATATACTTCTACGTGTATCTCTCCATGCTTCTATCAAGTTACGCATTTCTAATATATCTTTTTGTGCATCATTATCAAGTAGCCCAATAGAACGTAGTGCCTCTTTAGCACCACGCCTAGCTGCATTGTCTAGCATTACCTCTATTTCTTCTGATGTTAGTTTAATATCTGCCATAGTTTACATCTTATGGTTTAGTAGGCCAATCTGATTCTTCTAACCAAGGCCAGTTAGAGTGCGTAGAAATATTACGTAATGCTTCACGATAAGCTATTTGATCAGCAGTCATGTCAGGTGTATCAGATAAAGCCCAATAATCTGTTTCAGCAAAAAGAAAACTACGATGATCTCTTTGCATTTGTGCTTGTCTATCGTTTATTTCATTTATTTCTTCCTGAGTTTTATTTGTAACTGTCCATACTCTAGTCCATACATTATCTATTAAAGTAGGCACACTTGATAAATTTATATTCTGTGTTCTTGGGTTAAAATCAGAAGGCGCATCTTGACTTACCACAGGATAAATATTATATGATGCTAATACACTTTCTGGTATTTCTTGAGGAAAAGACGTTTCGGGATTTTCCTTTTTTAACATGTTAAAAGTATAAGGAAAAACATCCACACTTCCATTCTTAATTTTTACGTACATTTTTTAATCTCCATTAAATTGGTGTTACACTAAATATATTAGCCACAGAATTAGTGTTAGATTTATCTGTATAACTAGGGGTATCTTGACCACCATAATTACTAATATAATTGTTACTTACACTCCAGTAACTTCCTACACTTCCAGTAGCTGCTGTTCGACTTGTTGTAGTAACTGAAGGACTTTCTATTGAAAATGGCATATTCTGAATTGTATAACTTCCATTTGAAGAACCATCAAGAGGTATCCTAGCTATAAAATGGCTATATCTATCGGAACTAGTTATACCATTATCAGCCCAAGCCCCTACCATGTAAATATTGCCATTCGTTCTATCTACGGAATAACCATAAAGATCATTAGTAACTGATCCTGCAGTAGCTGTAAGGTCTGCTTTTATACTAATAGTACGTTGAACTGCTAAACTAGTATCTAATTCCATTACAAAAAGTTCTTTGTATCTTAGAGTGCTATCACTTGAACTTGTAAAATAATAACCAGATCCCCCAACAAATAGTCTATCATCTGTACCACATATTAAACTCATTGTATTTAAATTAGGAACATGTAAAGTGTCAAATTTATATGATTTTACTGCTGTAACATTTCCTGTACTATACGAAATTTTAAAGATAGCCATCTCCACCTCCAATACTCCGTTTGATCCATTACTTATTTTCATTTGATGACCAAAGTAAATATTATTATTACTATCTCTCACCATATTAGTGTGACCTGTTTGTTCTATTGTATTTGCTACCGCATAGCTACTACTCCATGATGCACCTGAGGCTGCATAAGGCCAATAAGTTGCAACCATTGCCTGACTACCATTAAAGTTAGATATTGAGCCTATATCAGTATACGTACCGTAAGCATTGGCTTTAGTTTGATATACACCCCCTAAATTAGGGCTAAGTGCCACACCTGCTAAATAGGTATTTACACCACTGCTATGTTGCCACTGCCACCCTCTTGTGTGGGTATTTACGTAATTACTTGTAACAGAATATTCGTCAAGGTTACTACTAGTATCGGCATCCCACGCATATCCATATTCAGAATTTCTTGCGTTTGCTGAACTTCTACTTCTATAACTTCCTACTACCGCATCAATATGTTCATCTATATGCATATTTTGAAAAGCTGTAGCAGTTGTAGTACCACCCTGAAAAGTTCTACTACCATCACCTGAAGCATAATCGGGATTTGTTTTTACCATAGCACAGTGATTATAATTATTTGCTATAGTAGAAACTGTAGCACCTGTGTATACATGGCCTTCGTGAAATGCAACAGCACCTGTTGGAAAATAATTACTGTTTCCTCCTGAATTAGAGTCTATTTCAACTTCTTTTGTTAAAAGTAAATCAGAGTCAAATTTAACTAAAATTCTATTGTAGCTATCATTTACATTATACATTCCATAATATACATTTCCATCTGTATCGAAACCACAACCACGGTTATTTCCACCTGCGCCTGTGATTTTAAAATAGGACCAAAGACCATCACCACCACCTGCAGCACCACCTAATAAAACTCTTTTCCAACTTGTCATTTATCTACCCCATATTGTTTGCTGCTAAAAATCCATACCACGTAGTTCCACCAGTATACGTGTAAAATCCAAACTGATCTATACCTGAAGCTGCAGATGTTAAAGGAGGTGTAACACTTTTTTTCCATATTACACTAGTAGGCCATGTAACTGTATAGCCACTATTACCTGTATCTTGTTTAACTACTAAAGAAAAACCATAAGCTGTACCACTGGCAGGTGGATTACTAAAAACAAACGTTGTATTTTCACTTAATGTTGCTTCAAATACATTACCAGTTTCACAATTTACAGTTGTTGTATTACTTGATGATGAAATACTTTGATATGTTTCGTTGTAAGATTGTACCACAAGTTCACCAGTAATGTCAACATCACCTGTGTGTGTTTCACCAACTTTTGCATCTAGTTGTGTCTGTATTGCAGATGTTACACCATCTATAAAATTAATTTCTGTAGTGCTTGCAGTTACACCATCTAGCAAGTTTAACTCTGCAGTTGAAGCTGTAACACCATCAAGTATATTTAACTCTGCTCCTGTAGATGTAACTGCCGTACCGCCTAATGTAAGAGTTGTTGTAGCAAGATCAATATTTCCAGAACCATCAAAGTTAGCAGAGGCTGAAGTAATTCCCGATATAGCAATAGTACGTGGTGTAGCAAGTGTAGTTGCTGTATCTGCATTACCTGTAACTGCACCTGTTAAATCGCCTGTAATTGTACCTGAAACAGTAGCATCTCCAGATACTGCTAGAGTTCCCACATTTGCAGTATCAATAGAGCCAGTATCAATATTAGCAGTGCCATCAATATAGAGGTCTTTCCACTCAGAGCCACTAGCACCCAGATCATAAGTGTTATCAGCAGAAGGAATAAGATTTGAAGCAATGTCTGCATTAACTGTCACCGTATCTGAAGCTGCATCACCTAGAGTTGTGTTACCATTAACTGCAAGAGTACCTGTAAGAGTAGTGTTTGTAGATACTGCTAATGTTCCAGTAATTGATGTAGAACCTAAATTTACTGCACCACTAGAAGTTACAGCACCACCAATATTAAGATCACCTGCTAAGTATGCATCTTTATATTTAAGGCTAGATGTACCTAAGTCTACTGTGTTTGTAGTTTTAGGACGAAGAACTGAAGTTGTTGCAACAACATCTTGAGCAGGACCAAGAACTGTAATAGGAGCACCTTCAGCAGCAGTACCATCGTGAGTGTGTCCACTAGAACTACTAAAAGCACTTTCTACCGCATTAAACTCTGTGTCTAGATCATCAGCATCAATAACGTTACCGTTAGCAATGTTGTCTGATGTATCAGCACGTGTGTAACCTGTACCCATGTTATTTCCTTACTTTTTATTTTCTATAGTATACTCTAAGATTGCAGTATCTAGAGTAAAACTGGCGTTAGTACTATTATCTTCAATACGTAAAGCAACTGTTGTACCTGAACCCATTAAATTATTTTTGTATGTTTCGTCCTCAACTGTACTAAATAAAGACGTACCAAAAATTGATTGTGTAGAACCATATGTTGCACCACCACCTGTTCCAGTTATATCAAATACAGGAGGCTGTATTTTATTTGCATCGTTTCTATTTAGTCTAGTACTAGCTTTACAAGTAAACGATCCTTGAGGTTTAATATACAAATCTAATTTATAAAATGTTTTACGTACTTGTGGGTCGGTAATAGGCATATAAGCTGATTCATATATTGCATCAATTGCACTACCATCCCTATTAGAACCTACTTCTTTTTTATATATAAATCCATCTTCATTTGCAAAATATATTTTTTCAACATCGTCTATTAAATTAGAGTCAGAAACATATACCTTAAAACCTTTTAACTCTGCCCACTGAAAACCTTGCCCACCTTGATCAATAAATTTAGTAGCTAACATTCCTTTAGCAACACTTGCACGTTCTGTGCTTGTATAACTAAATATTCGATACTGAGCTTTTTCACGAAGTATATAACTATTAAAATGTGTTCCTGTAGAAATTTGTCTACTTAGGGTAGGTCTTACATTTTTAGATGCAACATCCAATCCAAAGTCACCAATACGTTCTGTTGAGCTAAGTGATCTAATGCCATCTGGTGCAAGAAACAAAACATCACCACCAACTTCTTGAATAGTATCTGGTTCTAAACAACCAATGCTATCTGTAACTGTTGATACTGTAAAATCTGCAGAGCTAGAACCTGTCAAACGTAGTATCTTATCTACACAGAATATAATAAGGTTATCACGATATACTGCTGTACCTGTAATAGTTGAAGATACATTTATACTTCCTGCACCATTTGCAGGATTAAAGTCAGTATCTGTTTCTGGAGAAGTAAACACAAGGTCTGTGCCAACTGTAAAAAATAAAGTACTTTTAAATAGTGTTACATAAGAGGCATCTTCTACTGCAGTATTACCTGTTCCTGAATTTGTAAGATACGTTAATGCACCACTAGTAACATTAAAATAAGCAGGATAGTTTACACCATCAACAAATACAATTTTTTCTGTGCCTGTAAAGTTATAGTTTTCTTTACGTACTTTTAAAATATTAGTGTCTGCAGCAGTTGCTAGAGAAGACCAACTAGGTGATCCATCGTTTGCATTTGCTAAGTAGTAAACACCATTACGTACTGCAATTACTTTTTGTGAGCCTGAGTCAGGAACTACACATACACCTTGCACAATACCTGATCCTGTTACTGCAGTGTTTATTAATTTGCTATAACCAAGAACTTTTTTATAACCACCGTCTAATGTAGGTTCAAAGTTTTGTAGTATAGCCCCAGAACCTATGTTAGACATACCATGTTGTAAAGGACTAAGATTAGAAATTAACCCTCCACCAAACTGTATAGGAAATGTTTGCCATTCTGTAGCCATTACGTCTTTATACTTTCAATAAACCAAAAGTGCTTGGATTGCTATACTTTACAGTAGAACGTACATAGTCATAAGTATTAATATGTAAACTACGCATGTACTTAATACCCTGCTCAAATTTTTGTTGTGACAATTGTGCAGATGGATTATCACCTCTAAATTGATAAGCATAGTACATAGCACCATCAGTTATTACATGTTTAAACTCTTGAGGTACTGTAGGTACATCATCTTGTAATTCTAATTCTACAGGATTACGATAATATTCATATACTAATTCATATGCTTTATCAGGTGTAGGAAATATTATAAATTCTTGACTAGGTGTTCTAGTTACATATCTTGGTTTACTTCGTATACCTGTATCGGTATTATACTCATAGTCAGAATACTTGTCAAGATATTCTTGATAGGTCATGCTTTGTAGTTTAGTAGTTGTGATATTTAAGTTACTATTACGTTTAATACGAAAGCTATTCATGTCAATTGTTTTAGCATCATAAGGATAGCCGTACCGTGTAACACCTGCAGTTAATATATCTTCTTCTTCTACGTGATTCCAAGGCCAACCAAACTCTTCATGGTTAATATGACGAATAGCAGCATTTACTGAATCTTTAGCTGAATTATAATAACCTGTAGCTGTAGAAAAGTTAGAACTTGTAAGCTCTACTTCATTGAGCCTACGATTTATTTCGTTGACAAGACCTAAAAAATTATATGCCATTATTTTTCCCTCACACGTAAAGATACTGTACGTTCAAATGTCAAGCCATCAGATGTAGTTACAGTACAATGAAATTTATACTTTATATTATCTGTGCCTAAACTTATTCGTGCAGTAGCTACTGTATTTGTAAGTGTTGAAGATACGAGTTGTATACCATGTACTATAGGACCACTTGCAACAAGTGTAGTCTTAACTCCATCTGCATTGTCTACACTCCAAGCTGCAGTGTTTAAAGTTGCAGAACCAATAAAACGTGACCAGTCTATGCTGTAGTCTAGTATTTCATCAGGGTCTTTGTTAGGCCATTTTAATGACATTATATATTCCTATTATGCTGCACGTACATATGACGTGTTTGTATTTGAAGAATGTGAAGACAAATAAACTGTACGTGCTCTACTATAGTTTTGTTTTATTGACTCATAGTCAAACTGTACTGCATTTATAGTTTCATTACCTACAGTAAACGTTCCTTGAACTCCTGTTGGTACAACTACAGCCTTACAGACTATGGTTACAGTTCCTGCTGCAGATGTTCCCACTGCACTGGCAGGTGTTTGTACACATTTAGCTACAATAGTTACAGAGCCAATAGAGCCTGTGGCTTCTTGTCCAGTAGGTACATTAGTTGAACCACCCTTACCTACTGCTGCAGTTATTGCACTTGTACCTGCTACACCTGTAATACTAAAGTTAGCATCTGCTGAAGGAGTAATTTCATCCCCATTAACAGAAGGGTCATCTGTAATACAAGTAGCTGATACACCTGTTAATGCTACGTTCGCATCACCACCAAATGTAATGCCATTGACTGCACCTGTACCTGCTACACCTGTGACTGATATTACAGTACCTGCACCACCAGTAATTGCAATACTACCTAATGTACCTGTACCTGCGACACCTGTAACACCATGTGTTACTCTACCTTGCTCGGTAGGTGTGCCTATTGTACCTGTAGCAGATACACCTGTAATAGCTACACTAGCACCACCTTTACCTTCTGCTGCAGTTACAGCACCTGTGCCTACTACACCTGTGAGTGCAAATGTAGCATCTTCTTGTTGTGAGCTTTCACCAAAAGCTACTACAGAAAAAGGATTTTGTCCAAAAGACATTAGCTATTCCTTATGCGTAAGCAGCAGCAGACAGTACGCCTATCCAGTTGCTACCACCATCTCTTGTGTAAAAAGAATACAGATTACTTTCCCCACTCGCAGGGGCATCTGGTGCAGTACCACCTGCCCAATCTACTGTGTTGGGCCATGTGAGTGTGTGAGTACCACCTGCGACTACTTGTAAAACAAAACCAACCGCCACCCCTGATGTGGGGCTTGTGAAAGTAAATGTAGTATTGCCACTGGTTGTAAGGCTAAATCCACCACCACTGTTTACGTCAACGTTTGGACTTGTACCTGAAAGAGCATCGTAGTCCTCACGGACACTGTCTGCGAGTGCTATACCATGGGTAGTTGCGCCAGTTGATGTTGTCTCAAACTTCTTGGAGTTGTCGTAGTAAAGGCTTACTGCGCCATCAGTGCTAAAGGTTGCCATTACCTCTGAGCTATTTTTATTTATAGCAACACCATTACCATTAGATGTAATTTTAAGGTCACCAGTACCTACATCAGTAATGTAGGAATGTGTACCATCATGATACATTTGTAAATCTGACCCTGCGCCAAAGATAGCTTTGCCGTTGTCACCTAATTTTATGTCATGGTTAAAAGTAGCAGACCCTGCATCTGACATGTCTAGAATGAGGGCAGTAATATCCGCACCATTGTCTGCACCTGCAAACTTTATGTCTTTGTCGTTTACACTTGAAGATATAACAAAATCACTTGAGGAATTGGTTAACTTACCAAACTGAGTTCCACCATCTAGTAGGCGTATATTACCACCGTCAGCATCAAGGTTAATATCACCGCCAACATCTATGTAAAAGTCACCACTATCACTGATAGCTGATCCATTGATTGTGATGTCATCAACCGTAAGAGTTGTAAGTGTACCTAAAGATGTAATGTTAGGTTGTGCAGCCGTTGTGACTGTACCTGCTGTTGTTGCTGTAGCTGCATTACCAGATGTGTCCTGATTACCTGATGTATTAACTCCTGGTAAGTTTATATTTCCAGTACCATCAAAAGATACACCGCCTATATTCCTAGCTGTTGCAAGGGCAGTTGCAGTAGCTGCGTTGCCAGAGGTATTCTGATTACCTGCAGTGTTTACCCCTGCTAGATCAATATTCCCAGTACCATCAAAAGAAACACCACCGATATTTCTAGCTGTTGCAAGGGCAGTTGCAGTAGCAGCATTACCTGTTGTAGAACCAGATGATCCCGACACATTACCAGTTACGTTACCTGTTACATTACCTTCTACGTTAGCTACAAGTGTACCTGTGCTAATTGTAAGATCACCAGTGCTTGCACCTGTAAATGAACCTGTACCTACAATAAACTTATCTGCTGATTCATCAAAACCTATAAATGCATTGTTACTATCACCACGTTCTATAACAAGTCCTGCATCATTTGCAGGTGTACCTGTTGTTCCATTGGCAAGTTCTATCAATGCATCACTAACAACCATGTTAGTTGTGTTAACTGTAGTCGTAGTACCATTTACTGTAAGATCACCAGACAGTGTTAAATCTGTACCTATTACTGCTCCTGTAAATGTACCACCTGTAGTAGATATACTTTTAATCTCTGCTGCTCCACCCATACCTGAGTGAGCACTACAATAGTAATATAGTTTTGCAGCTACATCTTGTTCAAAACGTACCTCAGTATAAGCACCTGCACTACCTGCACTACCTGATGTAGTAACACCTGTAGTAAACTCACTACCACCGACATGAGTACCATTTGACGTTGTACTAAATCTTAATGGGTGTCCTGAGTTAGAACTATCCGATTGATCAAACCGATATGTTACAGATGGTTTAAGTATTGCAGTTTGTTGTACTGTACCATCAAGTGCATACTTGTTACCACCAGAGTTTACTACTGTAACTGTAATTGTTGATAAAGGACTAATGTTGTCACGAGGTAAGTTTACATCTATATTACCTGAACCGTCCTCTGCAGTAATTGTAATAGAACCACTAGAACTGTCTACCTTTAAACCGTCACCTAGTTCAGCTACATCACTACCATTTAAATAAACTGCTTTTTCAGCAGGTTGTGTAATAAACACTTCAGCTTGTGCAGTAATGTTTATGGCATTTCCTGAGTTAGAACTTTCAAGAACAGTAGTACGAGCTAGGGTGGCACTACCTTCTGTCCACGTTCCTAGCCCGACTTCATAATCATTTGTACTAGGCACAAAGATACCATAGTAAGTAGTATCACCGTTTGCTAAAGCAGCAGCAAAAGTTTGAAAGCCATCAATGTTACCATTAAGGACTATATTACCAGTGCCAGTTGTGGTTGTTGTTTGTTTTACTCTGTCTTTAACTACGAGAGCCATAGTTTATGCTCCTATTTATGCTATACGTATGATTGCGTTAGATGCATCTGCAGTTGGGAACTGAATAGTGAAGTCACCGTTTGTAGATGTTTTAGTTCCACCAAAGTCAATTACACAAATTGCTTTGTTAGATGCAGATGAATTATATATAATACAACCATCAGCAGATATGG